AAGACTCTCTACCAGTTCCACGTGGTGACGGCCCTGACGCACCCGGCGACTATACTCTGCAACGTCGAGGCAAACGCCACGACTACTTCACATCAGCACTACCATGGCCCCAAAAAGGCGCAGCCGTCCAACTTCCTCTTGGTACAACTGCACCTATTGAACGCATTGACAATGCGGCAGTATCTCAAGCGTATATTGCTGGAACTAATACGTTCTCTTCTTCTGCTAACGGTATTTCTCAACATCTTGGGCCAATCGCTTCTCCTTCCGGCACTGAGCAGTATTTCATTGATAATTCTCTGGGCTTACAAGCCGACTTATCTGCTGCAACCGCTGCAACAATTAACGAACTACGCCAAGCGTTCCAAGTACAACGCCTCTTAGAACGTGACGCCCGTGGCGGAACTCGATACATAGAGCTTATAAAATCCCACTTCGGCGTCTCTTCTCCTGACGCACGACTTCAACGCCCCGAATATCTCGGCGGCGGCTCCACTCCGGTGAACATTACACCGGTAACACAACAATCGTCTACTGACACAACTACCCCACAGGGTAATCTTGCAGCTTTCGGAACAGCCCATCTTCATAATCATGGCTTCTCTAAATCATTTACCGAACACTGCATCATAATCGGCATGGTTTCTGTACGTGCCGATCTAACTTACCAACAAGGCCTTAACCGAATGTTCTCGCGGTCCACGCGTTACGACTTCTACTGGCCTGCTCTGTCTCACCTTGGCGAACAATCTATACTCAACAAAGAAATCTTTGCTGATGGTTCCGCCACTGATGACGCCGTTTTCGGCTATCAAGAACGGTATGCTGAATACCGTTATAAACCTTCTGTCATCACTTCACTTTTCCGGTCCAACGCGACCGCTTCACTCGATGCTTGGCATCTCTCGCAAGACTTTGCGTCTTTACCTGCTCTAAATCCTTCATTCATTGAAGACAACCCACCTGTCGATCGTATCGTCGCTGTTCCTTCCGAACCCGACTTCATCTTCGACTCACATATGTCATTACGATGTGTCCGACCAATGCCAGTGTACTCTGTACCCGGTTTAATCGACCATTTCTAAGGAGATATTATGCTTGCTTCTACTGTCGCAGGTTTGATCTCAGCTGGCGGATCCCTTTTGGGGTCCGGCATTTCTGCTGGTTCAACTGCCAAACAAATGCGTTTTCAAGAACGCATGTCTTCTACTGCTCACCAACGTGAAGTCCAAGACTTACGTAAAGCGGGCTTAAATCCTATTCTCTCTGCTGGCGGCAAAGGCGCCTCTACTCCCTCTGGTGCTTCCTTTCAAGGAGACACTCAAATTGGCGATCGTGCGGTTAATTCCGCTATAAAAGCTGCTCGCCAAAAAACTGAACTAGCCCAAATTGCTAGTCAAACTGATCTCAATTCCTCTGCTACTTCTCTAAACCGCGAAAAAGCGGAAACAGAAAAAATTATGCAAGATCAACAACGTTCTAAAACATACAATCTCGAAATGCAACGTCTTATAGACACTGAGATTCTAAAACTCCGCCCCGAAGTGCGTAAGCATCTCGAGGCTCAAATCACTAAACTTCAAAAAGAAGGCGATATTGCCGGCTTCATGTCAGATATTAAAAAAGTCGACGCTCTTGCTGTCTCTGGCCAAGCCGGTGAAATCGCACGTATTGGTAAACAATACGGTGTCGATGCAAAACTCATCGTTTCTATCTTTAAAGCATTATTTGGGAATTAAATATGAAAACTAATAAAACTCTTTCTCTCTGCGATATCGCAGATGCTCATCCAGTCTTCCGAACTGCTTATATGAAGCAAATTCGTGTCCAGTTTCAACCAACTGGACTCTCATTAACTAAACAATCCTTCAAAAATGAATGTGATGTAAACAACATTCTAAAAAACTATAACAAAACGGGCATTTTGCCCGAAGGCAACCCCGGCGAGTATCGCGATCTCGACGGAACCGACTATCAGGAGTATATGCAAACTGTTGCCAGCGCTAACTCTATGTTCGAAGAACTTCCCAGCGCTCTCAGGAAGCGTTTTAAAAACGATCCTGCCCAACTCCTATCATTCGTACACGATGATAAGAACGTCGATGAGGCCCACAAACTCGGCCTCCTACGCGACGACTATCAACCCCCTGAAATCATGATTTCACCCCCTCAAACGGCGGAGCCGATTGATGATTCAAGCGAAGCGCGATAGCAAAAAAAGGGGCCTCCATGGCCCCGCAGACAATTCCCTCCTTGATGTAATTGTCCGGACTGACACCTTTAGGTGGAAATCCGAAAAAAAACGTGGTTTACTAACCACTCTTAAACTACTATTAATTTACTTAATAAGGAAAATCTATGAAACGTTCAAAAATGTCCCGCAAAAGCTCAAAACGCTCTTTCAAAAAGGGAACTCGAGTTCATAACAAAAACATCCAAGGCACTTCTGGTATTATGCGCGGTGGAATCCGCTTATAATGGCCGGAAGATGTTACTTCCCTCTTATTGGCTACCGCTCTAAAGAGCTAACGGCTCGAAATAAGAGAAAAATAGTATTTAATCTTAAATACGCTCTAGACGACTCCGAGTTGTCCATTCCCTGCGGCAAATGCATTGGCTGCCGCTTCGAGAAATCTCGACAATGGGCACTTCGGTGCGTCCATGAAGCATCCCTCCATGAGGAAAACTGCTTCATTACACTAACCTACTCTCCAGAACATCTACCAGCTAATCATAGCTTAGATAAATCTCACTTCCAAAAATTCATGAAACGCCTACGAAAACATTTCACTGGCACAACAATTCGCTTCTACCATTGCGGAGAATATGGCGAAAAAAACAATCGCCCTCACTACCATGCCTGCATCTTTGGCATGGACTTCCCCGATAAGGTCTATCATGAGACCACAAAAAACGGGGACAAACTCTATCGCTCTCCACTCCTAACTAAATTATGGGGGAAAGGCGAAGAACAAGCACAACTCATAGGTGAACTCACCTTCCAAACAGCCGCTTACACAGCGCGCTATATCATGAAAAAAATCAACGGCAAAGACGCCGATGAACACTACCGCTATACAAACGAACTAACTGGAGAACAACATCAAATAATCCCCGAATACACCACCATGTCTCGACGCCCTGGCATCGCTCATGACTGGTATAAAAACTTTAAATCCGATGTCTATCCTTCTGACCAAGTCATAATGAAAGGCATTCCCATGCAACCTCCTAAGTATTACGACTCTATCCTTGAAAAGGAAAATCCCTTCCTCTACGATGATATTAAACATGACCGCCTCATTAATGGCGAAAAATACTCTGACGATAATACTCCTGAACGCCTACACGTCAAACATACAGTAAAACAGGCACAGGCTAAATTACTCTCACGAACTTACGAACAGGAAATCTAAACATGTTACAAAAACTATTCTCAATCTATGACTCAAAAGCTGAAAGCTTCTCTAATCCCGTATACTTAAACTCTACCGGACTAGCTGTCCGCACTTTCTCAGACTCGGTACAAGATCCGGAATCTCCATTCCATCAACACCCCGCTGACTATACACTTTTCGAACTGGGCACTTATGAAGACACGAATGCTAAATTCGACCTCTTATCAACCCCCAAATCGCTCTTTGTAGCGATTGAATTCATCACTCCAACCCTTAAGGAAGCTCAATCATGAAATCCGTAATGTCTCACAACTTCAGCCAAATTCCTAAGGCTGATATCCAACGGTCGTCTTTCGACCGTTCACATGGCGTTAAAACTACTTTCGACGCTGGAAAACTAATCCCAATACTTGTCGACGAGGCACTACCCGGCGACACCTTCAAACTCAATATGACTGCCTTTGCACGTCTTGCCACACCCATCAACCCCATCATGGACAATATGTACATGGACACGCACTTCTTCTCTGTGCCGATTCGTCTACTATGGGACAACTGGCAAAAATTCAATGGAGAACAAATCGACCCCGGCGATTCCATTGACTATCTAATACCTACAATTACTAGCCCTGCTACCACTGGCTACGGCGAAGGGTCAATGTATGACTACTTCGGAATCCCTACTAAAGTCCCTGATTTAGAACATTCTGCTCTATGGAATAGAGCCTATAATCTTGTCTGGAACGAATGGTTCCGGGACGAAAACTTACAAGACTCTCTACCAGTTCCACGTGGTGACGGCCCTGACGCACCCGGCGACTATACTCTGCAACGTCGAGGCAAACGCCACGACTACTTCACATCAGCACTACCATGGCCCCAAAAAGGCGCAGCCGT